AGAAATAAGAGAAGAAGCTGGAATGTTCCTAGACAAAGTGGGACTAGAAGTTCTAGGTCAGACAACTCAAGTAATTGTAACCAAAGACGAAACTGTTATCTATGGTGGAATGGCTAACGAACAGGTCTTAAAAGAGCGTATATCGCTCGTAGAGAAGACAATAGGCGAAAAGGTAGATTATGATAGGAAGTTTGCAGAAGAACGCCTAGCGAACCTTACAAGCGGTGTAGGAGTTATAAAAGTAGGTGCTTTCACTACTGATGAGCTAAGATTGAAACGAGATAAGATAGAAGACGCTGTGAACTCTACAATGTTGGCTCTTGATGAAGGAATAATTTGTGGTGGTGGAAGTGATTTAGTCCGAGTGGCTAAACTTCACGATGACCCTATGTTTAAGAAAGCATTACTTGCTCCTTATCTACAGATGGAAAAGAACGCAGGAGTTAACCAAGGTTTTTGGAAAAAGAATACTGTTAAACAACTACAGAGTAATAAAGATTTTGGTTATGATTTTAAATCTAAAAAGCTAGTTAATATGTTTCAATCAGGAATCATCGACCCTTACAAAGTAGAACGCATCGCACTTGAAACAGCTATCTCAATCGCTTCTATCTTTGCTTCGCTTGATGTGTTCTGTGCTGAGTTTCCTGAGAAACAAACGAATGACTAAAGATGAAATATTAAATTGGTTAAAAGAGAACGACTACAAGACGATAGATGTTGAGGGTTTTAACGGTGGAATAGTTTATCAGAATCCTCCTTCTGGGACTTTTATGTGTCATAACCTTATAGTTATAAGAACAGGAGCCGAACCTACCGATGTTAATTTTATGGCATATATGCCAATCTCTGTTTTGGATAAAAAAGACTATCAGAAAACGTACACCAAACAATTAGAAAAACTACGCAAGATATTTACCAAATCAACTGGAATGAAAGATAAGTGGTAAGATGCAAAATGACCAAGACGTAAAAGAATACTCGATGTGATATACTATATCTTATGTCAAGACCAAAAGGTTTTAAAATAACTCAAGAACATAAGGATAAAATAAGAAATGCTCAAATTGGGAAGAAGCGTAAACCGCTATCAGAAGAGCATAAAAGAAAGATTGGACTCAAGAGTATGGGGAGAAAACTTACACAGGAACACAAAGAAATACTCCGAACCTACATGAAAAATAGAGTAGTTAGTGAAGAAACTAAAGAAAAATTAAGGAAGTTTAATCTAGGGAAAAAGTTACCTAAAGAGACTAGACTAAAAATTAGTGCGGGAGTAATTGGTAAGAATACTGGGAGTAAGAACGGTGCATGGAAAGGAGGAGTTAATCCTATTCACAAGGCAATCCGTGGGAGTAGAGAAATGAAACTGTGGCGAATAGCAGTTTTTGAACGAGATAACTATACCTGTATCTGGTGCAACAAAAGAGGTGGAAAGTTAAATGCAGACCACATAAAACCTTTTTCTATTTACCCAGAACTTCGCTTCGCAATAGATAATGGGCGAACTCTATGTGAACCTTGCCATAGAACCACGGACACATATGGAAAAAATACCCCAAGATAAATTTGACCCTAAGAATTATTCAATATTATATTGGATATTTTCAAAGTCTATTGTTTCAGAAAAGGGTGAACCATTAGACTTTAAAGATAGACCATTTCTTTTAGACATTTTAGCTGATTGGAATAATGAAATTTGCGTAAAAAAATGTGCCCAGATTGGTGGTTCTGTATCTTTTAACTTAAAGGTTTTATTTGCTATCAAGTATTTGCAATTAAACTGTATATACACTTTCCCAACAGATACTGATGTTAATGAGTTCGTAGTATCAAAAACGAACAAGATAATACAAGCAAATAGAGAAGAATTTAAGGGGATGGAGACTGACAATGTGCAACGTAAGGAGCTTAACGATAGATTTATATTCTTCAAGGGAACAGTCTCGAAGACGGCGGCGATTATGACCTCGGCTGACTTACTTGTGCATGATGAAGCGAGTCGTTCAGACCAGTCGACCTTAGAAACTTATAAATCTAGAACTAAGGCAAGTAGATACAAAGGGAGGTGGTTATTTTCCAACCCAACAACAGAAAGAGACGCTCTTGATTTGGCTTGGATTCAATCAAATCAAATGGAGTGGACTATAACTTGTCCAAGTTGTAAAGACGAACACCACTTAATTTTTCCTGAAAGTATCGATAAGGAAAAGAGATGTTATATCTGTCGAGTTTGTAAAGAACCAATAAGCGATGATGTCCGCAGAAAAGGAAAATGGGTGGCACAACAACCTGAAAATAAACCTTCTGGCTACCATATATCACTTTTAATGGCAGCTTGGATATCAGCAGATGAAATATTAAGAGACAGTGAGGGCGACCAAGAGTATTTTAATAACTTCGTTCTTGGCGAGCCATACAATCCTGGCGACCTTACAGTTTCTCGTACAACAATCCTTGACCTATGGACACCGAAAGACCTTGTAACAGGTAATTGGTTCTTAGGCGTAGACGTAGGTAATATTAAACACTTCACGCTAGGTAGTGAAAAAGGAATAGTGAAAGTAGGGAAGTTCACAGAGTGGAGTGTGCTTGACGATATGATGAAGTTCTATAAGCCTAAGCTTGTTATTGACGCGCTCCCAGACAGTACAATGTCAAAATACTTTGTTAAGACTTACCGAGACGCTTTAATGTGGTATCCAATGGAAAACGCCAACAATCCACAACTTGTAGTTTGGTATGGAGAGAATGATAAGAAAGGCATTATTTACAGCCACAGAGATAGAAGTATTGATATGCTTATAGATGATATGGTGCAAGCTAAGTTCTTAATCGGCGTGCCTAGTAATAAAGACTTCTTGCTGTTTATAAAGCATTTTGAAACATTGCGTCGAGTAAAAGACACTAACGCCAAAGGGATTGAAAAATATATCTGGGATTCTACAACAGGCGAAGACCACATGGTGTTTAGTACCCTATATTACAGATTGGCTGTCGGCAGTGCGTCGAACGGAGCATTTCTACCTGCAATTCCTAAACCGTATCAGATGATTACTGACGATAATAAGGTAGGAAGTTGGGAAAAATATTTTGATGGTTTAAAATACGAAAAATGAGTGAAGTTACAATATTTTTAACACCAATAGATGCGGAAAAGTACAAGAAATTCTTGAAGTTTTATGATACTTTCTCGTTCTTGGAAGAAAAAAAGGTATTTGAGCAAAAAGGTGCTTCAATAACATTGAACTTTGATGCTCTTGGTAAAATAGGTAGTATTACTAGGAGCGATGTTTTGTATTTATCGAACGCTAAATTCGACAATGTTAATCCAAAGGTATATTAAGAGTTAATACTTGTTTTACTTTATTTAAGAGATTTGGTATAATATGTGTAACTTAATAGAAAGAGCTTAAACTTATAAAACTAAGAGAGCAATTCCGTGAAAATCGGTGTTGCTCTTTTTTGCGTATGCCAGTAAAAACAGATATATCAAAACTAAAGGATAATGAGAAAGCACAACTGATAGACAATCGGTGGAATTCTTCTGATTCAGTATGGCAGATAGTAAATAAAACATACGATACAAACACTAAGGTATACCAAAATGAGCCAGAGTGGCTAGATAGAGTACCTGTTGCTATTCAAAAGGTAACTGCAAACCGAATAACTCCTAATATGGAGGCGGTTATTAACTCTGTGATTGCGAATCCCCCAGGTATTAACTTTATTCCAGGCAGAGAAACACCAGAAAGTGAGAATTTGGCACGCAAACTAGAGGGATTCTTCCGTAAAAAATATCAAGAAAGAAACGTAAAAGAAGTTCTACGCATGGGGCTTCGTAACTTGTATTTTTCTAGGTTAATTGTCCTAAAACCTTTTTGGAACGCTAAGATAAACGATTTTGATGTAAAAGCAATCAATCCTAAGGCGATACGTGTAAGTAAGACATCAAGAAAAGAGGAAGAAACCGAGTTTGCTATTGAAGAAATAACAGACAACCTTTGTTCTCTAATAGCCCGTTTCCCTGATAAAGAAAAAGAAATATTGCAGAAGTCTGGTTTTACTGAGGAAACAGCTAGTCAGGCTTATATCATGAATCCTGAGGTTAAATACAAGGAGGCGTGGATTGGCGACTACGTAATTTTTAAATACGATAATATAATTCTCGACACTATTCGTAATCCTTATTGGGACTGGGACGGTATATTGATTTCAGACGAGGAAGAACAGCAAATAAACGCTAGCTATGGTGAAGACAGACGAGCCGTGTTTACCGAAGCGAAATTAGCTCAAAATGAGCGTAAACTTCCTAGCCCTGAAGTAGAAACTAACGCTCCGCAAGTGATAGAAGGTGAAATCCCTCCGAATGAAGGTCATAGTGAGGCTCAAACATACAAAGCATACAATTTCAATTACTTTAATCAGCCTAGAAAACCTTATGTTTTCACTACTATTCTCAATAATGATAATACACCGATAGGTAGAACAGATTTCATTACTCTTTCTATACCTCTTCAGATGAGTATTGATAAGCGTAAGCAAGATATTGGACAGAATGCTGAATTAGTAAACGGAGTCATCAAAATCGACGCAGAAGTAATGAACAAGGCAGATGCTCAGTCATTAGCATTCGAGGCGAAAGGTATTATCTGGGGTAAGGGAGTTGTGGCAGGTGTACAACGAGAAACAGGAACTCCGCTACCTGCAATGGTAATGGAAGACATGATAGACAGTCGAAACGAGATAGACAACATTATGGCGGCTTCATCTGCATTTAGAGGTGAGCGAGAAGGACAAGAAACAAAAGCAGGAAGACTTGCACTTATCCAGCAATCATTCTTACGCTTAAATGAGTTAATTCAAGTAACAGATTATGTTCTAGGAGAAGTATTTGGATGGTTCTATCAACTTTCAAAAACCCGTTATACCGAATATCACTATGCAAAATGGATAGGAAAAGAAAGTGCTACGGAAGTACTCGACCTTATACAAGATGACTTTGAAACAGGTAGTGAAATACAGGTAATCCCTGGTAAAACGCTTCCTGTAGATAGCGAGTTTAGATTTGAACGTGCCCAAAACGATGTAGAAGCAGGTATTATTTCTCCAATAGATTATATGGAAGAAGCAGGCTACACAAATCCTAAAGACCTAGCTAAAGATGCACAAATTTATAAGATAAATCCTAATATAGCAGTTGGGATAACCCCTGAAGAAATGGCAGAATTAGCTCCTCCTCAAAAAGAAGAGAAACCTCCTAATGTAACAATCAATTATGCTGACCTTCCTGTAGACGCACAAGTTCAATTATTGGGGCAAATTGGAATAGAAGCTAATCCACAGATAATCGTAGCTGAGAAGATGGCAGAACAACAGAAAGGCAAACAAGAATTTGCTCTAAAAGAAGAAGGGCAAAAGCATAGCGAAATGATGAGTGAACGAAGTCAAGCATTAGCCGAACAACCACCAGAATCTGAAACAGAATAATTTGAAAGACCTGAAGTAAGTCGTTAAACTGCATCATTATAAAAATAATCCGACCAATCTTAGAGGAAGCAGTCTAATAAGACCAAGCCAAATCAAAGAAGTCGCAAAATTATGCCTGATTATGAAGTAGAGGTAGTAAGTGCTGATACTGTAGAATCAGTAGATGCAACGGCTGAGCCACAGCCAGAGGAAGTAGAGACTGAAGTGGAAACTGAAGAAACTACTGAACCTACAAAGGAGGAAACTCCAACGGAAGAAAACTTAGTGGAACTTCCTGACGGAAGAAAGTTAGCTCCAAAAGAAGCGGAAGCAGAATATCGAAATCTGTATTCCGAATTTACTAGAAAGTCTCAAGTCCTCGCTAAATACGAGAAAGACTCTAGTAAAATTACAAATAACGAAACTAAGGAGACAGAGGAGTGGATTCCTAAAACTTGGGAAGAAGTCCTAGAACGCTCTAAACAAGCACTAAGGGAAGATTTTGAGAACGAAAAGAAAGCCGAAGCAGAAACTCGTCAAAAGAACGAAGAATATGTAGTAGGACAACTAGCCGAACTCAAAAAAGAAAACCCAAATTTGAATGAAACCCAACTCTTTAATCACGCACTAAAATACGAATTTCGAGACTTGAAGGCAGCACATTCTAACTGGAAAGATATGCAGTCCTCTATTAAAAAAGCAACTGAGCTAACGGCTAAAAATCTCCAAAAGAGAAATGCCGACCCAATCAACGGAGGTTCACAAGGAGGAGATGTCTTTGATGGAGATGTATATGACCCAAGTGCAAGAAATTTAAGTTTAGTAGATTATCTCCGAAGTATTAAATAATTATGCAATTTTCAGCAGCAGTTACAACAGTAACTCGTAAGGCTATCCCTAAAAAGATATTCGATACAGTTACTCTTGGAACACCAGGTCTTATGACCTTTATGCGTACTGCAAAGGCTTGGACATCAGGAACTTCCTATGCCCCAGTTATTCAGTATCAGGACACAACCAATGGCGGTAATACAGGTATCGCTAACCAACTTGACTCAGACAGACAAAACACTCGTGTTTCTATGGACTTCGAAGTTAAGATGGCTTATAAGCCTGTAGTAGTAGCAGACATCGAAGTAACGCTTAACAAAGGTGATGAACAAGTTGTTCAGCTTTTGGAAGCAGAGTTTGATACGCAAGCAAAATCTCTATTAAATGTGATGGCTGATAACTTGTACCAAGGTACAGGTGTAGGCAATTCTTGGGATTCTCTTGCTAACGCAGCAGCCGATTCAACAGTTTACGCAACATACGGAAGTCTATCTCGTTCAACATACGATTCTATTAACGGTTATTACCTAGCAAGTGCAGGAGCTTTGACTCTTACAAAACTTGCAACAGGTTTTGATGCAGTTACAGTAGGTATGGATGAGCCAACAGTAATGCTAACAACAAAGACTCTATGGTCTTCTTACGAAGCATTATTGACCCCAACACTTAGAGCTTCCTTCCAAACTTTTGCAGCTCCTAACTACGACCAATATGGTATGTTGATGGACTCAAAGTCCAACGCTTTTGGAACTCAAGGTTTTCGTGCAATAACTTACAGAGGTGTGCCAGTTGTAAAAGACGAGCAAGTACCATCAGGTAAGTTTATTTACGCTAACCAGACTGCTTTCGGAATGAAAGGAGTAAGTATCACAGGACAAATAATTATTTAGTTTCTTCGGGTTCAAGTGGTTGCTCGGCTAGGGCTTGGCTTCTTTCACTCATAGCTTGGTTATGTTCTTGTCCTTCCTTTTTAAGTCCAAATTCTTTCTTACCTTCTTCTCTTTCAGCGATTTTCTCTGCTATTAATAGTTCAGGGTCTGCTTGTATGCCTATCTTGGCAAGTAATTGTACTTGTGCGTCTGGTGGAAGGTCTGAGTAATTGATTGATACATTTGGTGGCTTTTCTTCTGGGGCTTGTTCGGGTTGTATTTCTTGCATTTCTTCAGGAGTAATTCCTACAGCCACAACAGGGTTCATTTTATAAACTATAGCGTTCTTAGCTAGGTCTTTAGGGTTCATGTATCCAGCTTCTTCCATATAATCTATCGGAGAGATAATGCCTTGTTCTACGTCTTTCTGTGCTCGTTCAAATCTAAACTCTGCATCTACTGGAAGGGTCTTGCCTGGGATAACTTGTATCTCACTACCTGTTTCAAAGTCGTCTTGTATAAGGTCTAATATCTCTCTTGCTTGTTCTTTTCCAGTCCATTTTGCTGTGTGTAGTTCTGTGTATTTAATCTTTGCTAACTGATAGAACCAAGATGCTGTTTCTCCTGCAAGATAGTCTACTAATTGGTTTAGTTCGTTTAGTCTTAGAAATGATTGCTGTATAAGGGCTAGTCTACCTGCCTTAGTTTCTTGTCCTTCTCGTTCTCCTCTAAAAGCAGAAGAAGCTGCCATTATGTTGTCTATTTCCTGTCGGCTATCTATCATATCGTCAAAGACCATCTGAGGAAGTGCCTGTCCTGTTTCACGAACTACACCATTTGCAACACCCTTACCCCAAATAATACCCTTGGTTTCAAAACGTATGCGTTGAGCATCTGCCTTACTCATAACAGTCGCATCTACCTTGAGTACACCGTTTGCAAGTTCGCAGTTCTCGTCAATGTCCATCTTGCGCTTGTCAATTCCTCTCTGAAGTTCAG